TATTAGAATTGTAATATAATTTATCACTTTTACAAGCGATACACCTACCGTAATTTCGGTATTTTTACAAAAGTTTTCTATACCGAAAATCAATTTGTTATTTGAATAAATAACGTTACTTAAAGAAGCGCATTTCGAGCGAAACACGTGTAGTATCTGCATTGCTATTCACACCACCTCCGTGAACAATACAAGGGGTAAAGATCATAATTTCATTTCGCTTTGGATCAGGTGTTATCATATCAAGCCCACCTCTACGCTCAATAATAGCTGGTACATTAAACTTTTTATCACCGACCCAGCACGGTGATGTAGATTTTATATAATCAGACTCTTTATCTAAATGAGAACAAGGGATTAAAGGTAGTGATGAATTGCTATTACTACCAGCGAGAGGAAGATAGACATTAACATTTCTTTGAATGCGCTTAATATGTGTATCTTTATGTGGTGGATTATTATCGTTGGTTCTTGGTCGTATTATACGAATCCAGAAGTGCTTTACTGAAAAGAAATAACGCTTACAATTGCTAGATAAATTACTACCTATAGAAGCATTAATAAATTTATCAAAGTCTCTATAATCTATACCCAAATGCTTTAAGTGAATTCCACCGAGACCAAATAACCCTCCGCGAAAGCTGGATACAACCTGCTTATGTACATCGTTGCTTACGAATTCGTGGTATTTTTCTAGTGTAAAACCTGAAGTAGGAGCCGAAGCTTGTTCAATCTTCGATCTAACGAATTCTGTAATAGCCGCTGTTATATTATCATGCCACAATTGCGGAAACTGACGAATAATATATCCATTTTTTAAAAGCTCACTATTTGTAAAAACTTTATTGTGTCTAAATGAGCATTCGTCTTTACCTCTTGTAAATGCCTCTGCCGTAACATCATAACCAAACGGTTTACCGTTTATTGTATAATTAAGCAAGTTACTAATCATTTATACAATAATAAAATAGCGTTTTTAATATGCAAGTCTACTCAAGATCAATAATAGCATTCAATAAATTGCTATCAATAACATCTCTAAGTAGTTTCGCATTTGGAATAACACAATGCCCGCCTATTTTGCCTTTCGGTGGATAGAGAACAGGTCTGACAACATTAGACATACCCATTTTGGTATAACCTTCATTGTATGTCTTGTTCCAGTGTTCTACAGCGCTTTCAAATTCAACACCATGCTCCTTACAAAGCTTATCCATTTCATCATGCCATGCTATGCATAGACCGTAGTAGGTTGTGCACATAAGCTTGGCTAATTCTGTTGTCTTCGAGCTACCAATATACTTGTACTCAATGCCAATCTCACCAAAGTGCTCGGCACAGAGCTTGGCTCCAATTAGTGTATCTGTTCCTATGTATTTTACAAATGTCTTAAGACTATAAAATAAATCAGGATGATTACCTCTTACCGGGCTATGAACAACGTACGTACTATATGCTGCATCTTTAACGTATTTGTCTTGTATTGACTTTGTTGTTCCTACAGGTATAGATGAATGTATAATTGTTAGCTTTGGTGAAGCATGGTTAATAATATCCTCAACAATAACTTTAAATATCTTACTATATGGTATACAGATATTAATAATATCTACACCTTCAAAACTATCATCAAAATTCTTAGCTGGGTCAATAATCCGGATATCATACCCACGACTGCGATATAATTTTTCAATCGATGATCCGATTTCACCGTAGCCGAGAATGCCTATTGCTTTCACTTATACGTTTTAGTAATCTTGCCTTTTTTGCCTTGTACAAACCCTTCAACCTTACCTGTTGGTTTAGGGTAGTTTGCCCTTAGCTTTTTAAAATCTGTTGGCCTTTGCCGTGGTCCTTTTCCTGCACTCATGCGTGTAGATAATTATTAGCGGTAGGGAGATGTTCAATCTCTACAACCGTATTTGTAGTCTTCGTCCATACACCCTTCATGCCCTTACCCTTGCGCTTGAGCTTACCCTCGTTAGTAAGCTCCCTGAGTAGGTACCCGGCACGAGTAGCATCAACACCAGCTGCTTTGCAAGCAGCCTGAACAGTGATCTTACCGTTAATGTCGAGAATCTTCTTACGCTCTTCTTCCTTCTTCGAAGTCTTCTTCTCTTTACCTCCGTGATCGAGAATAGCACTGAAGTCAAAACCCGTCTTCTCAAGAATAATGTCAAACTCAGCACCGGGACCGAAACGATTCTTACTAAAGAAAATATGCCTGGTACCAGCTGGAGCATCCTTGACCGTATCAATGAACATATTCACGTCAACAGCGTACGTAAGAAGGTTGTTACCACGCATCTCACCGCCCTTGGTCATATGACAGATAAGAACGAGGACACACTCCGTCTCTTTTGCCTTCTGAATGAGCATCTCAATGGCAGCCTTTTCATCAACACCGCCATATTCAATACCCTGGAAAGAATCAACGACAACAACGCTCATATTTTCCATATTACGGAGAATACTTCCGAGCTTGTTCTCATTGCAAATACCTACTTCGGTAATCCCGAGTCGTTTGCAGGCAAACGCTACCTGATAGACGGATTCCTCAGAAGAGCAGTATCCAATCTTGTGGCCGAACTTAGTCAAATGATTGAGCATTTGCAGAACAAACGTAGACTTACCGAGGCCAGCTCGGGACGAAATCGTCATAACAGTACCAGGGAGAATACCGTCACCAAACATATTATCGATGACTTCAACACCGGTTTTAAGACGACGATAATAGATATCAGGAATAGCGATATCTTTGACAGCAACGAACTCAGTAGAAGAGAAGTTAAGTTTCATGATTTATCTATTATGTGGGAATCGGGAATGAATTACAAGCTTTATTTCAGGGACTTAAACTTTTTTTCGGCCGACTCAAGGGATGTAAAAGTCCAACCATTTGTTCCCCAAGAACTTGCACCAGGATAGGTTTCTGCCGGAGCAATCTTTTGACCACCAAGCTCATACCCATTATGGCTGCCGATCTTAATGACTTCAAACGATTTGTCCTTCTGTCCCTTCTTCGTTTGCTCGTAGATCGCCTTATCGCCTACACGCTTAAGTTGCTTATAGGTAAATCCTTTATTTTGAATAATTTTAGGTAGTATTTTCATTGTTCCTTTTAGTGTATAGGAATTATGCTATTTGTGCAAGCCTTATCTGCCATTGATTTGCATGGCCTTTTCCAAACGCTGTGGTGTTGGTTTGTCCCAAAGAGGATTGACATTTAATTCCGCTCTCACCTCATCAATTGTTTTTCCTGCTTTTAAAAGTGTTAGTGCATCTCTGCAAATATAATGTGCTAAGAATTCTTCCTTTGACCCTGCCTTCTTTGCTTTTTCTTCTAGGTATTGTGAATTCGTAGGACGCGATTTACCTGTAACAATACAAGTAAGAGCGGATGGATCTCTTCCGAGTGATTTTTTTAATCTGTTATTTATTTCTGCTGCTAATTCTGCATTCATAAGGGTTGATTGTTATTATATGGTGCGTAAATAGAGGTGCCATACCCGTGAAATCTTTTAAGTATGGCACCTCATTTATACGACTGTCTTAGGCGACGTTGATCGTGTTGTTGCGAAGTGCGCGAGTGAAGTCACGTGCATCGACGCGACGGAGTGTACGAGAAAACTGATTAGTCTTCTCGAGCATGTTCGCGCGCTTGACGGTAAACTCACCGTTACGGTTCCGCTCAATCTGGACGTAGAACGTCTTAGGACGGATGTTTGTGCTATCGTAGTTCATTATTATTTCACCTCCTTTCGTGGTTTGAATCTGATATTAACTGTTCAAAAATCAATATCAACTATTCTTTTGTGGTAAAACGTTGATGAGCTCTGGCTCCGGCAGCAGGAAGCTATCCTTCTTGCGGCTTTCGGCCTTGCGCCTGTAGCCTACAAGATAGTGCTTACCGTCTTTTTCCTGAATAATAGGAACGAGTCTGCCCTTAAGAGCGAGCTTACGAATACTGCTTGCTGACATTCTATTAGACATCGCCGTTCTCCTTTATTTTCTCTTCCTCGTAAGGTGCAACAACATGGCGGTAAAATTCTAGCTTACAGCATTCAAGAGCACCAATGACATCATTATAAGATTGATAATTCCTATGAATTTGTTTATCTAAAAATGCATGACAGACCTTTGTAAGCAGATAATTGAGATCGCCCACTGTTATAGGAGCATTGTTTGCAATTGCATCTGTCGTCGACTTCAGCATACTGCGGTTTATTTGTTTAATGTACGGCATATTTCTCAATATAAAAGTAAAGCTTGAAAAAATCAACTGTTGAATTTATAAATAGCTTCCATAATATAACAGCAATGAAAGTTAAGCGCACTTCCAAGTCAAAGAAAAAGGCACCTCTTAAGAAGACACCTGTACAAAAGACGAGCATACAAGCATCTAAACCTGATGATGGTACTGTAAAGTCAAAGATTATGACATGTATTGTTACAGGTATTGAACGTAGAGTTTCAAAAGCCGGTATTGTAAAGGGTATTAAGAAATTTGGCTCTCTGGGTAGTTTTTGTGATAACTATGTTAGCAATGAAGCTAAACGCTTGCTCAAACAACGTGTATCTCCAGAGGAAGTACAGAAGCAATTACGTCCTAGTCATCTTAAGCCGTTTGAAATTGATCACAAGGTGTTAGCACGCCTCAAGCTTCTTAAGAAACCTAGACATAAGCGTCTCTCCGAACAGGAAGCTACAGCAGCAGTCAAGGCATGGAAACCTGCTGAAAGACGTTTTTACACCACTACTGCTGAGTTTGTATTGGATAATACAAAAAATGGAAGCTGTATTGCACCGAAACTCTATCTAGACTCAGATAGGGTATGTGATAATTGCCCTTACAAGCAATGGTGTCAGTCAACAGCTAAGCAATTTTCTAAAAAGTATAAAGGCTAGTACCCATCATACGTTTTAGTATAGCGGATATTTCTTAATGTTTCGTCCTGTTTAATTTTTGGTGCTTTTGCTACAGGTTCATATCTCATTACAAACGTAATGATGATATCACCGATTTCCATAAGAAAGGCGAGAAGAAAACAAACAAGAGCTGTAGTATCAAGTGAAAAAAGCGAGTTAAACGAGACTTTGATAATATTATCAGATCCTATAATTTTTACAGGTGTGAATTTGGTATTAAGAGTAGATGCTATTGATGAAATAAGACTATTTGCATTTAATGTAGCATTTTCAAGTTCACGGAAATTATTAACTTCATTAATTTCCTTTTTACACGCCAGAAGCTTATCACCTAGTAACTTGTTTGATTGATCTAAGGCTTTAAGTTGATCTGCTACTTCCTGATCTACGGCGGCCTCCTGCCTGTCTATTTCGGCTTTTGAGTTTTTGACTTCAATGTCTGATTGTGCTTGAAGTCTTCTTAAATCAGCCTGAAGCTCTTTAGTTCTCGGCCCATCACCCGCCTTCCCCCTTACGCCCTGTCTCTCATCTATAAC